AACGGTGAGCTTATTACTTGGTCGGCGAGCGCGGTCGCAGCAACCGTCGCCGTAGGAACCGCAACTCACGTTCTCACCAGTAACGGCTCGGGAGCCGCCCCTACGTTTCAGGCTGCCGCTGGTGGCGGGAAGATTGACCAGGTGTCGTTTACTGCCGGAGCTACCGGCGCAACGACCAGCACGAGCTATGTGGATATCAGTGGCGGCGAGGTAGCCATTACTACCGATAAAGGGGGGCTAATTGTGTGGTACTTCCTCTCCGCATACAACAACACGACCAGCGCCAACAACTACGTGGCGCTGCAGTTAGACAGCGCGACCGAAGTTGCTGAAAGTCGCGTAACCCAGAACCTAAGTAATCAAGATTATGTGTATTCCGGTTTCTATACGTGGACCGGCGTCAGCGATGCGGCTCACGAGCTAAACATTCGAATGAAGGTAGGCAGCGGCACGTTGACACTACGCGGAGGCGCAATCCTAGTTATGGAGTTTGATGACTAATGACTGTTACAACCAATAACACCGTCCGAGGCGACCAACTGGAAACCGAGCTTATGGAGGCCGGCATCGACGTGAGCAATGGGGTGGGAACCGATGGTGAAAATACCGGCACCGTGTTTACCTACAACGCCGACGGTAAAATCGCCGACCTGCCGGACAGCGCCCAAACGGTGGTGGACGCGCACGTCGCAGTCGAGCCGGTCGATCCGCGTATCGCCGTCATCGACGGGATGGATCTCAGCGACGCCGATAAACAGTCGTTAAAAGATATTCTTCTATGAACGGCGTCGAGCGCGAAGAGCTCCGAGCTCTTACCAAGCAGCTTGCCGATTTCCAGGTATCGGTGACGGCGGTAGTCGTACCGCGGACTGAGATCGATCGACGCGAATCGTCGCTCCGCGATCGGATTGGTAACTCCGAGAACCGCTCGATGCGCTGGGCGATTTCGCTCGGCGTATTGAATCTGGGTGGCTGGGTGTCGCTCGTATATCTAGTGACGACGCCGTGATTCGTTGCGACGAGTGCGGCCGATCGACGCTAACGGTCGCGACGGCGTTACGTAGCTCGTGGTGTCGACGGACCTACGCTGATCGGCCGGACGTCCGCTGGGCGTGCGTCGACTGTAACGCGAACGCCTATTCCCGAGCGCGTATTCACCGAAATCCGTTCGCAAAGCTCGAGTTACGAAAAAAGGTTCGATGAAATTACAACTCCCGTGTCCGGCGGATTCGTACTGGATATCGCAAGGATGGGGTGAGAATCCGGATATATATAGTCGCTGGGGATATCCTGGCCATAATGGACTCGACTTCGCATATGGCGTCGGGACGCTGGTCTTCGCGGTCGCCGCCGGCCGGATAACGATCTCCGGATGGGACGAGTACGGATATGGCGAATGGATCGAAATCCAACACGAGTTCGGACGGACGCGGTATGCGCACGGCGTTCCCGAATCGACGACCGTCCGCGTCGGGCAAGACGTCGAGGCCGGTACGGAGATTATGAAAGGCGGGACGTCGGGATTCTCGACCGGTCCGCACCTCCATTTCGAAGTGCGTGTTACGGATAATCCGGCTCACTATGGCGTCGGCTTTATGCCGACACGATGGGGATCGTTTTGTATCGATCCGACGACATTTATTCCTCTCGACGGAAGCGCCGAGGAGATCGGAGATAACGACGTGGATGAACGGGTAACTAAACTCGAGGCGGAGCTTCGCCAGGAACGCGCACGCGCCGACCTCAATTACAATAAAATGATCGATGGCTTATCGGACCTCGGCTGGACCGTGCGCGCGCTAAACCGCTCGACGGTTGCCGACGACGATGAATCGCGATTAAGCGAGCTAAATTCTAAATGGGCGGGTAAGATCTAGTACGGGCGCACAACGCCTATACGAGCCTTAGAGACGTCTCAGGAGGCACGATATGGTTCCAGCAAGACTTCAGAGTCGCAAGCTCTGGGTGGCGATCGTCGGAGTAGTTGTTCAACTCCTGGCGACCGTAATCGCTCCAGAGTCCGCCGACGCAATCGGTAAAAACCTGATGGTCATTGTCTCGGCGTACCTGATTGGCCAGGGTGTCGCCGATCACGGTGGTAAAAAGTAGCGCGGCGCTCGGCGTAATTCTGTTCGTTTTGGTTATGCCGTATGTCGCGCGTAGAAAAAAACGAGCCGCAGCCGGACCTCCATACGCCATCCTCTCCGGATAACGAACGCGGAGAGGTATAATGTCGACGGGATAACTGTTATCCAGTATTCCCGCCTAAACGGGCGACCGGTGCATTTTCGGCTCTCTCCTTTTTTGCATCGGTCGCTTTTTTGTGCCTCGTGGGTAAAGAGAGCTTTACATTCCGTAACGACGAGTTTATATTAGACGGGAAGCAAGAACGAGCGGCGGGCGAAACGCCGTAGAAGGAGAGAGATCCGATGAAATCCTGGAACGATCGAGTCGAAGGTATCCGCAGCGATATTAGCTTTCAGCTAACCGATACGACCGAGATCGAGACGAAGACGAAGGAACTTGAGATCGAGGCAAAAGACGACCTCGGTCGACCGCGACAATGGCACTATTTCGAGATCAGGATTACCGATCAAGATTCGAAGCGGGGAGCGTCAATTACGTTCGATAGCCTCTCGCCGGACGACGCGAGAGAGATCGCTCGTCAGCTAACACTTCAGGCGAACCGCGTCGAGGCTCGAGAGCGAAAGAATATCGAGAACGGAAACGCGCACCTGAATCTTTTCTATATGGATACCGTACCGCTCGAAGAGGAGGCCGATACATACGCGGGACTATAACGCTCCGACCACGAGCGTAAGACCTTTATCTCCGGCCGGCGTACCGCGGATCGTTCCCGCGGCGGAGATCCGGAGCGGAGAGCTCCCGAATCAAAAGAGAGAGAGGTTTTAGCGGATATGCCCAACGTACATTTCGAATATCTCGGTCGCGTTCCGGTAACGGAGCGACCGCGCGAGATTCGTATCCGGATCTTCGGGATCGAGGGACGCGGCTCGCTCAAGGATTGGGCGATCGACGCGCTCGCGACGCTCGGATCGATAGCGTTCTTTTATCTCGCGTTTATTTATATCTCGGTCGTCGTGATATGAAAACGCGACTCGATCGACAGCCGAGGACGACTATGCGAAACGCGACGGAGATCTTTTGGTCGATCCCGCAGCTTGTTACGTACTACGGCGTAACGCGCCAGACGATATATACGTGGATTCGATCGGGACGAATCGCCGCCTCGCGGCCGCATCCGCACGGCGGTCGGTATTGGCTTATAGACGATTTACCTTCGAAAAAAAAGGAGAGCCGAATTGAAACAGCAGGATCTTAAAAAGCATTACGAAGAGCTCCGCGTCGTCTTACGCTATCCGTATCAATACCAATTACAAGTTACGGATACGCCGTTCGCGTTTCAGGCGGCTCTGCCGGACCGCTGGTGGCGCGTCGTCTCGACGCATCGGAGCATTCCGCGTCTGTATCGCGCCTATCGCCGCGAGCTTAAAGCGCGCCGGCCGGAGCCGAACGCCTGGACGGGACACGTTCGAATCGTCCGCGACGACGGCCGCGAGTGTGGATTTGATCGGGACGGAAGTTCTAATCCGCCGATCTACGATCTCGGTTTCGACACAACGGAGACATGGTTATAATCATCCGCATAGGTAAAAAGGAGAGATGATGGATACGACTATTCAAGAGAAAACGGAGCGGTGGCGGTGGCTCGAGGAGCGCCGGCGCTTTATCTGTTCGACCGATATCACGCGCATCCTCGGACTAACGCCGGATAGCTGGGGCGGACCGCTTAGTGTTTGGAATGATAAGACGCTCCCGATCGAGCCGGACGCGGCGAACGAGCTTTTCTACTGGGGACATAAGCTCGAGCCGCTCATCGCCGAGCGATACGCGGAAGAGTTCGACGTCGAGGTTAGTAAGTTCGATCGAGATTACGTCACGCCGTTTCCGCATACGGAGATCGCGCACGTCGCCGCGACGCCGGACTTCCTGGTCGGCGATATGACGGACCGGTCGACGGTAACGATCGTCGAGACGAAGACGGTAAGCGCCTGGATGTCTGATGGCTGGGGACCGTCCGGTTCGAACGCGGTCGACAACGTTCCGCCGCATTACGTCGCGCAAGTACTCTGGCAACTCGGATGCTGCGAAGTTCCGCGCGGCGTTATCGCGGCGCTTATCGGCGGTAACGACTGGCGATATTATCCGATCGACGCCGATCCGAAATGGTTCGAGATGGCGGCGACGACCGGCCGCGACTGGTATATCGAACACGTACACGGCGATCTCCCGCCGGCGCCCGATCAGCGGTCCGAGATTATCGTCGGCGCGCCGGACGAATCCGGTTTAATCCTGATCGCGGACGACGATCTCGACGAGGTTATCGACGCGCGACAGGAGCTTAAAGCCGCCGAAAAAGCATCGAAGACGGTCCTCGCTCGGCTCGACGCGATTATCTGTCACCACATGGGAGATCAATTCGATCAGGTTAACCGTCGAGACGGTTCGGTCGCGGTAACCTGGCGCGTCGGTAAAGGAGGCGCGCGGCGACTCGTCATACGGTAAAATAAGGGGAAACAGTTTCACGATATAAAGGAGAGACTATGGCAACGGAACTTGCCCAACGTGCGGAAGAATTAGAAACCTTTTTCAAAGATCGAGAGGCGAGGCTGGCTCGCGTCGCGAGCGATACGTTATCGCCGGAGCGCGCGGTCCAGCTACTGATCGAGGTAGGCGTTCAGAATCCGCGAGTCCTACACGCGCGGCGGTTAACGCTCTGGCGCTGTATACAAATCTCGCTCGAGCTCGGACTCCCGATCGGCGGCGGAGCCGGACAGATGTTCGTGCTTCCGTTCAAGAATACGAAGCTCTCGAATCAACTCGGGAGCGAGCAAATCGATGCCGTCCCCGTGATTGGGTATCGCGGACTTGTCACATTGCTCGGTCGCTCCGGTATCACGATTAAGACGCGGCTCGCATATAGCGGCGAGGAGTTCGATTGGCGCGAAGGCGGCGAGCAAATTCTTACGCACCGCCCGAATCCTAGTGTCCGCGAAGAGATCGCGACCGCGCTCGGAGATAGCGCGACGCCGGCGGCGATCGAGGCGGAGATGAATGAGCTTGTCCTTTACGCCTACTCGGTCGCGACGACGCCGAGCGGCTTATCGACGTTCGAGGTTATGGATCGAATGGAAATTAAGACCGCGGAGTCTATGTCGCCTGGTCGGAATAGTTCCGACTCGCCGTGGCGAGATCCGCTCTCCTGGTCGCGCATGGTTCGGAAGACGATTCTCAGTCGCCACGCGAAGGAGCTCCCGCTCGGCGATAACAAGGCGGCGGTCCGCGCGGTCGAGATCGAATCGCATTTTGCCGCGGGGAAAACGGTGAACGCTT